AAGTATTCTTTAATCAACAATGGTGAAAAGATAAAGTTTTGTTATCTAAAAAAACCTAACTGGATTCATGAAAATGTTATATCCTTTATCTCAGACTTCCCAACTGAGTTAGACCTTGACAAGAGCATAGATTATGAACTACAATTTGAGAAAGCGTTTCTTGAACCAGTAAAGGTTATACTTGATTCCATTGGATGGAATGTTGAAAAAGTAGTAAACCTAGAATTATTCTTCTCATGAAAGACCAAAATTCAATAGATGTGTCTGAGACAGCATCTCAAAAATATGATAGAGCATTGTCTCTATTCACAGAATCAGTTATGAAACCTGACCATGATTTACGTGGTTGTGCTCATAATCAAGGTTGTTATGAACAACTTATGGAAATTAGAGATCATGTAATTGAGTATCTTAAAACTCTAAAAGAAGTTACCCATCATACAAATGCAGATGAGAGTGATGAATTAGAAACTGCAAAATTGCTTGCAGCAAAAGATAAAACAGATGTGGAGTCTCTACCATATACTAAATGGAGGTAGTATGTTTTTTGAAAAGGTGAGTCTTGTTACTGGTGGATTTGACCCAATTCACAGTGGACATATATCATACTTCAAGAGAGCAAAGGATCTCTCTAACTATCTTATAGTAGGTCTCAACACTGAAGAATGGTTAACAAGAAAGAAAGGTCAATACTTTCAATCATGGAAAGAAAGAGCAGAAATCATAAGACATTTGAATATGGTTGATGCTGTGATATCATGGGATGATAGTGATGATAGTGCTAGAGGTGCAATTAGAAAATGTTTAGAAATTTCTAAAGAAGTTATTTTCTGTAATGGTGGTGATAGAGGATCAAGTAATACTCCAGAAGTTATGGGATTTGCTAACAATGAAAGAGTTAGATTTGAATATGGTATTGGTGGCACTGATAAAATGAATAGTAGTTCATGGATTCTCCATGGATACTTTGAAAGACAAAAAAAATTATTAGGAATTTGAAATGGATTTTTTAAAGGAAATTGTAAAAGAGATAGGAGATGACTTCACACAACTTGCATCAGATATTGATGAAACTGAAAAGTATGTGGACACAGGTTCGTACATTTTTAATGGACTTATATCAGGGTCTATATTTGGTGGTGTATCTAGTAACAAGATTACTGCAATTGCTGGTGAATCATCTACTGGAAAAACTTTTTTCTCCCTCGCAGTGGTTAAGAACTTCCTTGATTCTAATCCTGATGGGTATTGTCTCTATTTTGATACTGAAGCCGCAGTTAATAAAGTATTATTGGAGTCTCGTGGTCTAGATTTAGATCGTTTTGTAGTTGTTAATGTAGTGACAATTGAAGAGTTTAGAACTAAAGCTCTTAAGGCAGTAGATATATATCTTAAAACCCCTATAGAAGAACGCAAACCTTGTATGTTTGTGTTAGACTCTTTAGGAATGCTTTCTACAGAGAAAGAAATTAGAGATGCACTAGATGATAAACAAGTAAGAGATATGACCAAATCTCAACTTGTCAAAGGTGCATTCAGAATGTTAACCCTAAAACTTGGACAAGCAAATGTTCCCCTCATTGTCACGAATCATACATACGATGTCATTGGAAGTTACGTACCAACGAAAGAAATGGGTGGGGGTTCTGGACTCAAGTATGCAGCGAGTACAATCATCTATCTCAGCAAGGCAAAAGAGAAAGATGGAAAAGAAGTCATTGGAAATATTATCAAGGCAAAGACTCACAAATCAAGGTTGAGTAAAGAGAATAAAGTAGTTAAGATTAGACTCTATTATGATGAAAGAGGTCTTGACAAATACTATGGTCTTCTAGAACTAGGAGAGATAGGTGGATTGTGGAAGAATATAGCAGGTAGATATGAGATCAATGGTAAGAAAGTTTATGGTAAACAAATACTTGCCAATCCAGATGATTACTTTACTCCAGAAGTTATGCAAGCTCTAGAAGAGACTGCAAACAAAGAGTTTAGTTATGGTTGATAATAAACTTTTCCCTGCTTTTCCTACTCCAGTTATACTTTACAATTTTGGTAAAGAATCTCATGATTTGAATGTATCATTAGTTCATGATATACTAGCAGAGAAGAAATCAGATGATGGTGGAAAGATTGCAAGTAACATGGGTGGATGGCATAGCACTCTCAAGATGGAGGAAAGGTATCCTAGTTTTAAAACTCTAAGAGATAAAATTAAAGAATGCTCTAATGATTACTGTAGACAAACAGGGCATGAAGATGGTTTAATAGTAGAGAAGTTATGGGCAAACATAAATGGTCCAGGTGATATCAACATGCCACATCATCATGGTGAATCTGCTTTAACTGGTGTATACTATCCATTATATGAAATGGTTGGTGGTGAAATGAGAGTTGAGTATCTTGATAATCCAAAACTTTTACCTGGCAGTTGGGATGGTAAAAGAGGTGGATCTATTGTCTTTAATGATCCATCTTATGGACAAAAGATAAGACTAAGAAAAAGTCAAGATGTTAGTCCTTTCAATATTGAACACTATCATCTATATCCTGTAAGTGGATTACTTGCTGTGTTTCCTGCTCATTTGATTCACACAGTCACACCATTCAAAGATAAAAAAGTGAGAATGAGTATTTCCTTTTGTTGTGCTTATCATGGAACAAATTGAGTTTCTAATTTTAAAAAATTTAATACATAATGAAAAGTATTTGAGAAAGTCTATACCTTTCATTAAGTCTGAGTATTTTGAAGATGCTCATCAGAAGA